GGCAATTAAAAGTCCAGTTATGGCGGAAAGTAGTAATATGCAAGATTTATTTGTGCAAGCGACATACGAGGAGATTCTAAAATTGGCTGGCAGCGTTAATCATGAACAGATTAGAGAAACCATATCATCTTCATCACCGCAGAAGATATTAACGGGAACCATGCTTACATTGGGAGCGTTGTTAACTACTTTAATAGTGAAGAAAAAAGGAACAAAATTCCTAACTACAAAAATGCAGTCGAATATTGTATATCTAGCGGAGATGTTGGTATGGAAAGCAAATCAAACTGTGAAAACAATTTGTGATGAAGTTCTTCATCAACGAAAAGTTATTGAAAAACTACAATGTTTAGATAAGATGTGCTTAGAAATTGAAAAACTACGTTATGACATAGAGCGTTTCCAAGGGATGGACGTAACTAAAGAATTGATACAAATGTGTGAACGGAAAATGATTGACATAGACAGCAAAGTTAAAGAGGTGGAGAAGTCATGCGACAGACGTATACGCGATTATGATTGGAAAATCGCCACACTAACTGCTCATCCAACACAACAATTTCCAACTCATATAGACATAATAAATCAGCACATAGAAGACGATGCTGAGACTCAAATCATACAGCAACATATGAATAAACAGGCAAGAGTAAAATTAAATTCGCGTAACAGACTTTAGGATCTGTGAAGCAGCTAGGAGACGATCTCTCTGTAGTTGCTTCTCCCCAACTGATCAAACTGATAAGGACCC